TGTGCTCATTTTGTGTTGTTATTTCGAAAATTACAAAAATCAATTTTAAACTTTTTAGGAAAAAGTTTTATCAAAAAAAAAAAAACTTTTTAGAAAAAAGTTCAGACAAAAAAAATAAAATTTTTTAGAAAAAAGTTCAGACAAAAAAAATAAAATTTTTTCTTAAAATTTAAAATCCTTGTTTTTGATAAAACTTTTTNCTAAAAANTTTAAAATCCTTGTTTTTGATAAAACTTTTTCCTAAAAAGTTTAAAAAGTTTGTTTATTTATCTTCGATTTTCTGATANCCATTATTATTACTTGATATTANATCTGCTATATTTTGAAACATATTTGGTTTTATTTCTTCTGCCTCTTCATAATCTTCTTCTTCTAAATCTAATAATCTAGTATTTTCATTTACATTACTAGGTGGTATTATAAACTTATCAGAATTATTATATGTTTCATCATCATCTATTTTTTTATTATTTGTATTACTTGTATTATTTGTATTACTTGTATTACTTGTATTACTTGTATTACTTGTATTACTTGTATTACTTGTATTACTTGTATTACTTTCAATATTTTTTTGAGTGCTTATATCAGTTGATAGTTCTAATAAATAATTTACAACATTTTCTAAATTATATGTATTATCTGAATTATAACCATGTTCAAAAATTGCCGTCCAAATTATTTCATCATCAAATTCTTTAAACATTTCTTTTATACTTGCTACATATACTTCATCTAATTCAGTATTCATTACTAGTTTAATATTAGTATAATATGTAATTCTTAAATAAGTTTAAAATAATTAAATGATATATATAAAAAATTTATACAACATAAATAAAAATATAAATTATATTTTAAATTATAAGAACTATGTATATACATTAAGAAACAATACATTAAAAATATTATAAAATTATTAAAATAATATGATATAAACATACATAAATATAAATATGTTACATTATTCATTCCAATATATTTTTCTATTAAATACCAATTATTTGTTACACCTAATATAATTTTACATATAAAATTACTAGAAGCATCATCTGGATTTATAGTATATAAAAATAATTTACGAGCTATTTTATCATATATAATATTTAAATAACCATATAATTTAGCATAATATTTAAATTTCTTAGGATATATTAAATAATGTCCCTTTAAAACTATCCTATATTCTGGTATACTTATATTTTTATTTTTATCAATATAATGTATTGTTCTATTAAAATCAAAAGACACACACTGATTTTTTGTTAGTGTATATTTTTTATTTGTTATAGGAAAATTTGTATTTATATAATCATTATTACTTATACTTATTATTGTTCTATTTACTATAACACCCGGTAATAATCCAAAAGGACCATCAATATGTTGAGAATAAAATACTTTATCAGAACTAATAGTATCTGTAAATGCGGATACATAAATTTCGTCCATATTTACTATATTTTCAATAGTGTATATATTTTTATTATATATCTTATGTAATTCTTCAAAAATAGCATTATTCTTTATGATATGAAGAAAAGCACTTTTTGGTTTTATATCTAAATCCTTATACCATATATGGGTTGTTATGTTTTTTGGAGGATTTTTTGATAATATATAATCTTCTAGTAAACTTATATGACTATTTAATGATGATGGTAAAGTAATAAAGGATACATTATTACTAGAAAATAAACTATAAAAATATTTATTATATATATGTTTTATAATTAATGGTAATAGTAAATAACTTTGAATTATATATTCATATAAAGTAGCTTTATTAAAATTAAAATATGTTGATGCCATAGTTTTTTCATAAGTTATAAAATGAGATGCCTCTTGTGTTACAAAAGAAAATAATAATAAATAAAATATTTGTAAATTACTAATTATATAAATGTTAGATAAAACTGTAAAAAATGTTACATATAAACCTGTTTTATAAAAAACATGTTTAGGTAATATATTTCTTAAATGACCTAAATATAATATACTAAATATGTAATTAAAAGGTAATAAACTTAAGACTCCAAAAAATCCACAAAATATTGTTAGTAAATGCACAAAAATATTTAATTCTGATTCATGTGTTTTCTTAAAAGTATCATAATAATCATTAAATACTAACATTAATATAATATTATAATATATATTTAAATAATATATATTTGACATTGAAAAAAAAATGGTTTCATTTTTTTTTGTCTAAACTTTTTTTCTAAAAAGTTTTTTGTCTAAACTTTTTTCTAAAAAGTTTTTTTCTCTAAAAAGTTTTTATGGATCAAATATAGTTGGATCAAACTCATTAAAACTATCTATTCTTTTATGAACTTTAATAGTAGTTGCTTTTAGTGTATAAGTGTCACCTGATATTGAATTAATAGTAGTTTCAGGAATTTTTAATTTTATATTTTTACCATTTCTCATGTTATCTAAGTGAGTTGATGTTAGTGTTTGTGTTTGTAATGTTGTATCTCCTACTTTATAATAATAAAAAGGATCACTTGTTGTTGTCTCTATGCCATCTAATATATATTTTGATTCGGTGTTAGTTGTGCCACTGTTAGTATGATTTTCTAAACTAGAATAATATACCTCTATTGGTGAAGTCTCAATATTATTATAACTATCGGAAGCTTTTGTAATACTAGCTATTGTGTTGTATACAAAACCAGTCGCGCGCCAAATACCTATTTTTTTATCAAAGTTTAATATTAATTTTTGACCATCAAATACAGCGGATACTATTTTAATTTCACCTATATCAGATAATTTATGATTTTTCTTTTTATGATTTTGTATTTCACCTATACTAATTATACCATCATTATCTGTATCAAATTTATAAAATGCTTCTCGCTTTTTATATTGTTTTTCTAATTTATCTATTTCTTGACTATATACATGAGCTTCTTTATATTTCTTATTTTTAATTGATTTAATTAATAATATCTTATTCATTATCATTTGTTCTAATAATACCGATAATTTATCATTTTTACCCTTATAATTATTATAATTAGTTATATTTTCAACAAGCTTATATTTTCCAATNAATTCAGCATCTTCATCAATTGAGACCATGTAATTCAAACTCTTAAATATATTATTATCATTAAGTGTTTTCTTAATAATATTTTCTGGTGTAGCAAATTCATCCGATAATTTAGAATATGGAATACCATTTATTATAATATTCTTATTATCATAACTAAATTCTAATTCATTCTTATAAATAAATTCATATAAACCTGATTTTTGATGTATTTCNATTAATTTAAATCCTTGATATTGTGTTTTATTAAAGTATAATACCATAGCATTACTATTATAAACATAAAGTATTATATAATTCTCATCTTTAATATTTGTCCATTTACCACTTAGATTTAATTTCATAATCTGATTCTCTGGTATTGGTGGTAATGGTTTTTTTACATTTAGTTTTCTTCTTTTTTCCATTTCTATTTTTCTATTTTCAATAATAGACTGTTCTAAATCAAAATCATCTTTTAATTTTTTATTATTTGCTAATCGTGTCATTATTAATTGTTCAATAGCAGTTGTTAAATTATTTAAATTATTCATTCTTAGTATATCTTTTAAATTTCTAAATAAAGTATTAATAAATTCTTCATATTGTTCTTTTAATTTAGATGAATTNATTTCTACGATTTCTTCAAAGGCAACTGGATTAATTTTTCCTTCTACAAATTTAATTTTAGTTTTTATTTTATTTATAGTTTTAACTTGTGAATCTATTTTGTTTACATTTTCATTCATATAAATCTTGAAAAATATATAAACTACATATTGAATAAAATAGAAATATATATATAATATAACTAAATTAAATAATAACATTGTATTAAGTTCTATTTTTTCAGTGTAAAATAAATATGTATACCAAAGTATTATAATTATATATGATGTATATTTTATTCCTATGAATGAATGATAGGTTAATATATTTTTTTCATCATTATCTATTAATTTATTACTGTATTTTTGTTCTAATTGTATTTCTGCTTTGCCTTGTTCAGCATGAGCACTTGTACCAGTATCATATTTTTCAATATTTATTACAGATTCTTGTTCAATTTGTCTAACTATAAATGTTTTAATAAATGGATAACCGAATAATGTTAAGAATATTATTATAACAGTAATTGGAAATACTAATAATCTTAAATTATTTAAGTTACTATAATTTAAAAATTTATTATTAATATAATTTATTATGTCATTACTATATACTAAATTATTCATATATAAACTTATTAATGCTACTATACTTGATACATAAAATACTATATTTGAATCAGTTTGATCAGTAGCTTTTACTTCAAATGATAATTTTGATGAACCTCCCTTAATTTTATTTTTTTTCTTATTTGTATCAATATTACTTTGTGTATATGTTTTATAAATAATATATAATAAAATTATACCAAATAACAAATTTAATTTGTTATTAAATGTATTAATTCCAATACCCCCACCCGATGCCCTATACACTGATTTTTTATTATTACTATTAATTATTATTAAAATTATTAATAAAATAAGTATTATTACTGCTAAATATTTTTTATTTTGAGTAAAATTAGTTATATTATTTATTGCATCAAAATTTTCTCTTTGGATTTTTTCAGACTCAGAATCTATGTCTAATTTTGAAGTTATAGGCTTCATAAATAATAAAACTATAATACATACATAATATAATGTCCAATATTCTCCAAATGAAAAACTAAAAATATAATTAAACTCTGGTGGATATTTTACTGTATTATAAGAAAATAATCCTCTTGAAATAAGTTGTGTTGAAATAGTAAGACCAGTGATAACTAATAAAGTCCACATCTGATCGCGTTGATTAATAGCACCTGCTATAAAGGGACTAAGCCCTACAGCAAGAATTAGACCACAATAAATAAAAAATAATGAAATATTATAATTATCAAGAAAACTATTCCTGTCCCACGCCACAGCTACCAATTTAAAAATGTATTGAATATAAGAAGGAATTAAATATATATTTATTGTTAGAATAATATATCTAATTAAATCATTATGGTCAACCCAATACGAATTATTATAATCTTTCTGATCGCCAGAAGTGCTAATAAACTGTGGAAGACCTAAGAATAAATCAAGAATCCCTCGTGTTGGTTGTGATAAAAAATGTATTAACAACCATGGCACCTCCCCATCCCCATCCTGCAACACATCTGTCCCCCAACAAAATGCTACTATCCAAATTATATAAGCAACATATGGTATAACATAATATGTAGTCCAATTAATATAAACAAATATGCCTTTATTATTATTAATATTTACTAAATTATAATCTGTTTTAGTAAGATAATGTAATCTAATAATATTTTGTAGTTGTTTTTCATTTACTTTTTCTAAAAAGACATTCTCACCCTTAACAGCTTCACCAACTTCGCCAGCCTCAGGGACAGGGTCAGGGACAGCGTCAGCGCCAGCATCCCCAGCATCAGCATCCCCAGCGCCAGCATCCCCAGCGCCAGCATCCCCAGCGCCAGCATCCCCAGCATCAGCATCCCCAGCGCCAGCATCCCCAGCGCCAGCA